ATCTATAGTAGATAAAAAGTAGGATTGAAACTTATAGGCGGCATCAAAGTTAATAAAAGGTATATCGTCCTCAAACATCTCCTTAGCTTCTACATCTTCTACACTGCATGTTAACCACCAATTGCCTTCAGGACATTGAAATGGTCCATTTATTACTCTATGTACATTGTACGTTACTTTATCCATTCGTCGGGTATCCTTTTATCTGCATATAGAAAGTTATTCTTCTCGCACCACATAGCATATGTAGTCTTAGATCCTTTACGAATCTTATTCCTACTATTACTAAACACAAACCTTATGTCAAGGTCAGGGTTCTGCTCTCTAACTTTAAGATGCTTCTTTCTATCGTCTGGAACAAAGCGTCCTTTACTTTCAATTATTACACCATTAGGTAATATGAAGTCAGGGGTGTAGGTCTTACTTTCGATTAACTGCCATTTTATCTTGACAGTCTCGTAGCCAAAATCTACACCCCTCTCTTTGAGGTCTTCTGATATGACATCCTCAAGCCCAGAACGATAACCATTCTTTATAGCTTGTTGTCGGATCTTACTTTTGGTGGTTGCCATATTTCTGCCTCTTCTCTTCTAAGCCATAACAGCCTAGCGTTTTCTACTACTCTATCCTCATTTCCATCGTAGGCTTTAACTACACAATCCCAGAGATCTTCTTCTGTTTCTGCATCTTCTAGTATTTTCTTAGCCTTGACAGGACCAACACGAAACAGACCTACTATATTGTCTGCTCTATCTCCTGTTAGTATTTGAGTATAGAAGAACTTAATTCCCCCGAAGGGGGTTACTTCTAGATAGTCACCTCTAACGATGTTAAAATGCCAACAGGGTATCTGTAGCATGTCTTTGTCTATAGAGGCTACACAAGCCTTGTAATTTAGTTTGGCGGCTTCCATTGCGATAAGATCATCAGCTTCTTCTCCTTGGCTTACAGTAGCTTTATACTTGCTCTCCATGTAATCTCTGGCGTGTTGCAAGTGTCTAGGTTTCTCAACGTGCTTTCTATTTCCCTTGTAGGGGTGTGATTTAGCTATATCATATCTGAAGTTACCTTTTCCAGTTAAGTATACTTCATAATCTAAACCTAACTCTGGGAATAATACAGTCTTCTCTAAAATGAACTGGATAAGATCGTCAACTTTCATTTCTGTATCTGACGACCTATCCTGTTGAGTGGAGAAGGCCGCACGATAAGCAATTATATCACCATCGATTAGTACCTTCCCCATGTCCATTTAAGTGTCGCCCCACATCATTTCACCATCTTCACATTCAAAACCTACAGACTTAACATATGTGAAACCAAAGGCATGTGCGGCTTCAGCAAAGAGTTGAGCTAACTCTTGGGCTTCTGTAATATCATCCCTGCTCATATCAACACTCCCACTGTAACCATCATCATCCTTTTCCATGTATGCATTAACACTTACTCTCATTTTCTACTCCTAGACGTTAAACAGTTCGTCATCTTCTGACACTATGTTATCTTCATATGGTACGTGATCTGTAACACCTACGTTTAGTAGACGTACACCTGCACCATTAGCATATACTTCAAACTGTACTTTAGCTTTAGTGCCATTACCTAGTGGTCCATCACTAGAGAAGTCCCACATACGTTTACTTTCACGACCTTCAGTTAGGTTAACAACTTTAGGTGCGCCACCATAATCAATCGTGACAGGTTCACCATTACGATCTGTAAAGTTCTTTACATCAGAAACCTTACGCTTGACCTTCATGTACTTACCTATTCCTAGATCTGCATTACCTTGTCGTATGCGGTCACTATTCATAGGATGTAGGTCTAAACCTTCAGCTTCTAGCTTGCTGATTTGTTCTTCATCAGTGAAGTAAGCATTAGTAATAAACTGCCCACCATTCTGATGTACTGCTTGTGCGGCACGAGGTCCATCTGGACTACCCATGTCTGCGTTTTCTGGAAATACTTTAGCGTATTCAAGTATCATATCCATTGTGTATTTAGCCATGTCGAGTTCCTTTCGGCTGTTGGTACTTATATATAACGTCTAAATTTGACAATATGCAAGGTAGACAAAAAAATAAAGTTAGTGTATGTCTGCGTAGCTCTTACCAAACTGTGCATCTACACCTAGTGGTACGTTAAGTTCTAGCTTTTGGTTAAGGTTTTCAATAGCTTGCTCCATTGTAGCCTTAGTCTGTTCTTCTTCTCCTTCTTGTACGAGTGCGATGATTTCATCGTGGAATTGACCGATGGTTTTAATTCCGTAGCGACGACATAAAGATACCCAACTGTCAAAACAAAATACTCCTGTTCCTTGATTTAATGTAGAGAAGCGATCCTTGTCGCTCCTAAGACTGTACCAGAATTCCGATACAGGATTGTATAGCCACGTAGAGCCAAATAAGTCCCTTGTACGGGCTGTACTAGCTACCTTATAGACTGACCAGTTACGTGACCAGAAGGCTTCTAGGAGCTTCTTTGCGTCCTTAGAGGGCATCCCAGTGTTACGAGATAGAGTAGAAGCACCAACACCATAAGTAGCACTGTAGTTAACTACTTTGTAATTCTTACGTAGGGCTGATAAAGATCTTTCTCCATTGTTATGCTTATCTATATCTTCTTGTGTAATAACACCTGCATGTTTAGCTAAGTCTAAGTGTGGATCAAACCCTTCTTTAGACATCTCTTCTACGTAGTCAGGGTCTAGAGGTTTCATGTAGTGACGTTTAGTTGTATCCTCTAGTGAGGTCATGTCAGCACCACACAATGTATAACCTTCTGGACAAATCAAACAACCTCGTATCTCTTTACCATATGGCTTATCAACTGATGGTAAGTTAACAAGAGGCTTGGCATGTTTAAACCTAAGAGTGTTAGTCAATCCAGCTATATTCCCCTGTACGTACCCATCTACTTGAGCGTTAACCATACTCTTTATAACACCTATGCGATGCGACAAAACAGATAGACCTTCGAGTAGACTGATAGCAGGTTCTATGTCTGCCAATGCTTTGACTGAACTACACAAGTCTGCATCCTTACGTACTTGCTCTAATTTCCTTGTGTCCCCTGTCTTCTTGTCAGTTAAATACTTAAAGGTACGTGGCTTCCAACCTAATGAGAACAACCAATCCTTAACTTGATCTGTACTGTTAGGGTTAGCTCTTTCTTCACCTGTCTTAACTGTTAGTGACTGTGTGGTTTGTGGTTGCTTCTGCTCTTTACATAGTGCAACCCACTTCTCTCCATTTGCTGATAGAGATCCATCCTTCTTGTACATAACTTTAGGTTTGTTACGTACTGCTGTAATAATCCTACGTGGCATAGCATCAGCAAGCATCTCTGTCTTATCAGCCTTTAGGTTCTCCCAGTCTTGTAAGTGACCTTCTGCTTTATCTACGTCCAATTTCCACTGGAGGGTTTCTTGTTCTCTAGCACACTCCATCTTGAATGTAAGGTAGTCAACAAGTCTATCCTTATTTCCACTGTGGGGGTATAGTTTACTTAGCTTCCTGTCTAAGTCTTTCCATAACCTTACGTTGATCTTAACGTCTTCTTCACACCTGTATTGATATTCTTCAGGACTTAGATTCTGCCAATCATCAATCTTAGGTTTAGGTACACCATACATCTCACCATAATGTGCTAGTCCATGCTTCTGTAAGCTGTGGTTTATGTACCAAGCTAGAGGTAACGTATCTATGATCCTAGCGTCTACCTTTATGTCTAGGATCTTTTCCACTACAGGTATATCATACCTAACTATGTTGTGACCTATAACTGTGTCAGCGTTGAGAAAAAATGTACGCATCTCTTCATAGTCAAAAGTAGATTGTATTTGACCTTCTTCGTTTACGTAAGATAGTACGTGTATCTTTGTAGGGTTAAACCCATCTGTTTCTATATCAAATATTGCCATCTACTTAACTCCGTTCTTCATGTCCCAGTATATCTTATCTTCTTCTGGGGTTTTAAAATAAGTACTAATAAAATGCTCTATGCCATCAGAGTGATAATGCTTTCTTCTTTTATCATCTCCCCATTGACCTGTAGTATAGTAGTACGCATACCTTGGGCTATACTCACTAACTGGATCTTTCTCTTTATATATAAATATGAGGCAAGGCTTTTCATAAACTACATAAGATATACCTTTTAAATCAAGATAACCCTTAACGTGTTCTAAAGATTGTTCTGTGTATTTTCTGAACTTAGCTTCTCCGTTAGCTTTACGACCAGTATAAACCCAATCTTTTTTCCTGAAGTCTTCTACATTAATTTCTGGCATTATAATATCTCCCTTAACATAAATGTATCTAAGTTAAATGCTAACTTACCTGCTTGTCCTTCTTCTGAACAAGGTCTGTTCTTCTCTACCTTTAGGTAAGTCGTGTTACGTTCTTCTAAACTGTCAGCTTCTTTATCTCTGTGTAAGTCTATAATTACAGACGCACGTTGACCTATCATCTTACAGTACTTAGGGTCACCATTCTCATTAGTGTGAGCAATAGTAACAATACCTACGTTAAGCTCTGCGGCTAACTTAGATAGTCTAATAGACAGGTCAGCTAACATAGACTCTTTACTTTCTTCTGATGTGCCTACAACTACGTCTTGTATAGGTTCAAAGAATACAAACTTACAATCACACGCTTGGCTAAAGAATCTTATCTGATCTATTAGTTCATCAGTACCTTGACCATCACCTAAGTAGAATTGGTAGAAGTTCTCATCTTTAGTTATGTTACTTATAGCTTCACGTACAAGTTTGTCTGCTTCCTTCTCTTCGATCAAGTCACGTCTTGTTAGGTTATCACCTACTTCATACGACACAAGACCTAGTAAAGACCTTAGTTTGGTTTCTTCTAAGTGCCATGCGGCAATAGGTATGTTTTGTTTTAACATACTGTATTCCATGTAACGCATAAGCTCGGTCTTACCTATACCTGTAGGTGCTTTAAACACTGTGAAGTGACCCTGCATAAGACCTAAGACTTTATCGTCTAACGCCTGTATTCCTGTAGGGTAGTATACATGCTCAGGTGTATCTTCATACAACTTAAGAAACTGATCAGATGTATTGAGTATGTTTTCTGGTGTATGCTTAGTTGGTTTCCACCACAAGCTCTTGAAGTCTGCACCTTTACCTGCTTTTAAGAAATCATTAGCATCTTTAAACTCACCATGCTTCACACGATATATTTTGTTAGGAAACAACCTAGCCATACGATCAGCTATAGCATTACCTGCATCATCATTATCTACAGACAACACAATCTTCTCAAAACTATCTAACCAATCCTTACAGTTCTCCCATAGCTTCTTAGATGGTGTGGCTGAAGGTAGTGATACAACAGGATTAGTATATTGCATCTTTAACATTTGTGCGGCAGATAAAGCATCTAACTCACCTTCTGTTATTGTTACCATCTTAGCACAACCAGCAGGGAATAAGTTCATACCAAATAGTTCATCCCCTTTGAAACCATTCTTAGCATAGAAAGCCTTCTCTTCTAGGTTACGAACCTTAATTCCCCCAGAGGGGTATATGTATTCTTGTCTGTCGTCATATGTAAGTACATTAAAGTCTTGCATTGTACTCTGCAAAATTCCTCGGTGGGGTAGGTGACGACCATCAGATACACTTTCTATTCTTTTAGGTGTAAACTCTGTTACATTCATACTATCTCTTTCTTTCTTAGGATACTTGTCTTCTGCCCAGTCGTATGTTTCTTCTCTTGAAGGGTAATTACCACCACAAGAATGACACTTACCTACTCTCTTTTCAGTATGATAAGAAAAAGCGTCACTTGAACCACATGCAACAAAAGGACAAGGTTTATGTATTATGTCTGGCATACTTACGTTTCTTTCTTTAGTAGTTTGTACTGGTGAGTGTAAAACTTATGTTTATACTTAAGTAGTACATTTATCTATAACGTCTAAAATCTCTAAATTGCAAGATCACAAATTGTTACAAGTTTGTAACGTATGTTATTTCTGATCTGTTCTACAGCTTGTCTAGATACATTTAACACTTTAGAAGCCT